CCTATATTTTCCCCCGGCGGGACATTTGGAGAAGGTTTTCGACCCCCGGGGATTGCTCCGGGGCCTCCTTGCAACAGTTCGCTTGGGCACGCGGTACAGACGCCGCAGCAAGGAGGCTCTAGAGGAGTTCTCGGGGAGGTTTCACCATGCCCTAACTACTAGCAATGTCTGCCTGAAGGTCAGTTTTCTTGACATGAACCCGTCTGAAGGGAGTTGAATCAGTGGTTGCTCGCCGACAACCCAAGCCTCTAGCTGAGAGCGGTCGACGCAGAGCCGCCACAACTCCGGAGGCTCGGGAAAGCCAGATGATTTCTCTGGCTGAGAGACTCGCCGAACAGCAGATGCTCGATGGTACGGCCTCGGCTCAGGTCATCACCCACTACCTGAAGCTCGGGTCGACCCGAGAGCGACTCGAACAGAAGCGGTTGGAAGGCGAAGTCGAACTCCAGAAGGCCAAGATCGAAGCGATGGCTTCGACACAGCGTCTGGAAGAGATGTACACCCGGGCCATGGATGCTTTCCGTGGTTACCAGGGTCATCCTCCGGAGGCCGTCGAGGATGAGTAGATCGTATTCTGAGCTACGTCGTCTTACGACCTTCGAAGAACGCTTTCGCTACCTCGCTCTCCGAGGGAGAGTCGGCGACCAGACCTTCGGCTACAACCGATGGGTCAACCAAGACTTCTACACGTCTCGCGAATGGCGTCAAGCCCGCAACGGGATCATCGTTCGTGACAACGGATGCGATCTCGGGATTGAGGGGTACGAGATCCATCGCGGTCTCTACATCCACCACATCAATCCGATCACCGTTGAGCAGATCGAATCCGGAGACAACTGTCTCTTCGATCCCGACAACTTGATCACCGTCGCACACCGAACCCACAACGCCATTCACTACGGCGACGAGAGCTTGCTCCCCAAGCCGCTTGTCGAACGCAGACCTGGCGACACGAAACTCTGGTAAGGAAAGGAAACGCCATGGCCCAGGAGCAGGACAACCACGACGAGGCCGACGTCGAGCGCGCCCTGAAGCGCAAGACCCAGGACGGCTCCGGCTTCGAGTCCGAGGACGAGCTCCCCGAGAGCGACTTCGAGGGCTTCGCCGAGGAGGACGTCGAGATGTCCGAGGAGGACCCGAAGTGACCCCGACCATCGCCTACGACCGCACGGTCTCCAACCTGATCGACGAGCTGTCGACCACGGGTCACGTGACCCACCGCGCCTACAAGAAGAAGTCGGTCACGCTGCACCACAACGCCGGACGGCTGAGCCACCAGGGCGTCCTCAACGTCTGGAAGACGCGTCCGGCCTCGGCCCACTTCGACGTCGACTCCGCCGGTGCCGTTGCCCAGTACGTCAAGGTCAACGAGTACGCCTGGGCCGCGGGCAACCTCAAGGGTAACCAGGAGTCCATCCACATCGAGATGGCCAACTCCAAGCTGTCGCCCTCGTGGGAGGTCGCCGACGCCACCTGGAAGAACGCCGCTCGTCTCGCGGGCTGGCTCTTCTGGAAGGTCATCGGCACCCGCCCGACCAAGAGCAACCTGCACTACCACAGCCACTGGTCGGCCACCGCCTGCGCCGGTCCGTTCATGGACAAGATCTACGACAAGGTCCTCGCCGAGGCCCAGAAGGCGTACGACTCGTTCAAGAAGGGCGGCTCCACCCCCTCCTCCCCGCCCCCCTCCCCCCCCGCCAAGAAGTCGCTGGACGAGGTCGCCAAGGACGTCATCCAGGGCGACTACGGCAACGGTCCGGAGCGGGTCCGCAAGCTGATCGCCGCGGGCTACGACGCCAAGAAGGTCCAGGCCCGGGTCGACGAGATGCTCAACCCGACGAAGGGCCGGAAGTCCATCAAGACCATCGTCGCCGAGGTCTTCGCGGGCAAGTGGGGCAACGACCCGCAGCGGTCCCGGGACCTCCGGGAAGCGGGCTACGACCCGAAGCAGGTCCAGGCCGAGGTCAACCGGCAGGCCAAGTCCCGCCGCTGACACCAACCGTCAAAATGAGAGGAGGTGTCCCACGTGGAACAGCGCATCCTCATCAGTGTCAAGAAGGTTCTTGGCCTGCCTGAGGCTGACACGTCGTTCGATGTCGACATCACGATGCACATCAACACCGTGCTGGCGACGCTCACACAAGTGGGGATCGGCCCGGCTGAAGGTTTCATGATCGAGGGTGCCGCCGACACGTGGGACGCCTTCATCGGTAACGACAAGCGGCTGAACGCGGTCCGGACCTACGTCTACCTCCGGGTGAGGCTCCTGTTCGATCCCCCGCAAACGTCCTTCGTCATCGACTCCATGCAGAAGCAGATACAGGAGTTCGAGTGGCGTCTCAACGTCCAGAGGGAGGAGGAACTGTGGACCGATCCCAGCTTGTCGTTGTAGCTCTGCCCTCGGAGTACGACGACGTCCGTAAGGTGTCCAGCGAAGACGAGCCGCATCTGACTCTTCTCTACCTGGGTTCGCCGGGGTATGACGTCAACCAGCTCGACCACGTCATCGACTACGTCGAGCACGCGTCGACACTTCTCTACACCTTCTTCCTCGACGTCGAGAGGCGCGGGGAACTCGGTGACAAGAAGGCGGACGTCCTCTTCTTCAACAAGAAGTGGTCGAAGGAGATCGAGACGTTCCGGGAGCACTTGCTTCAGGACCCGCTCATCTACTCCGCCTACGCGTCTGCCGAGCAGTTCGAGGGGTGGACTCCGCACCTGACCCTGGGGTACCCCGACAAGCCCGCGAAGAACGACGCGGTGGATCACCCCGAGTTCTCCTACGTTCGGTTCGACCGGATCGCGGTATGGACCGGCGAGTCCGAGGGGCCGACCTTCCCACTCAGCAATCACAGCTACGACATGGAGGTAGCGATGTCCGACATCAAGTCGCCCAGCTCCGCCATGGCAGAGCTGACCCACTACGGCGTCAAGGGGATGAAGTGGGGCGTCCGCCGCAGCGATGCCCAGTTGGCTAGCGCTCGCAGCGCACCCAAGCCTCAGCTCTCCGAGGACGCCAGGAACGTCAGCAAGCTCAACGCCAAGATCCAGACCAAGGGCACGGGGTCTCTCAGCAACCAGGAGATGCGGCAGTTCCTGGAGCGCATGGACCTGGAACAGCGTTATTCCAGGATGATGAGCGAGCCGCCGTCGAAGTCCCAGATGGAACGGGGTCACGAGCAGGTCAAGAAGTACCTCAAGTACGCCAAGACCTACGACGAGGTCAAGAAGTTCATGGAGACCCCGACGGGTCAGATGATCAAGACCGGCGTCAAGACCGCTGCCGCTGCCGGATTCGCCTATGCCACCGGCGGAGCCGGTCCCGCTGCCGCGGCCGGTGCCGGGGTCATCGTGAGGCGAGCAACTCGGTAAGTAGAGAGGAGGGTAGCGATGGCTCTGTCGAACACGGCGACCCCGCTCTACTACGGGCAGTTCCGGGACTCAGTGATGCGCGGCGATATTCCGGTCAACCGGGAGGTCTCCATGGAGATGAACCGCATCGACGCTCTCATCGCCAACCCGAACATCTACTACGACCCCGATCCGGTAGAGGGCTTCGTCAAGTACTGCGAAGCCGAACTCACGCTGACCGACGGAACCGATCTCCACCTTCTCGACACGTTCAAGCTGTGGGCCGAGCAGATTTTCTGCTGGTACTACTTCGTGAATCGGAGCGTGTACGAGCCGGGGGAGAAAGGCGGTCGATACGTAGACAAGGTGATCAAGAAGCGTCTCACGACGAAGCAGTACTTGATCGTCGCCCGAGGAGCCGCCAAGTCGTTGTACGAGTCGTGCCTTCAGAGCTATTTCCTGAACATCGATTCGTCGACAACGCATCAGATCACCACGGCCCCAACGATGAAGCAAGCGGAAGAGGTCATGTCACCCATCCGCACCTCCATCGTCCGGGCACGCGGCCCTCTCTTCGCATTTCTCACCGAGGGTTCGCTCCAGAACACCACTGGTTCCAAGGCTAACCGAGTCAAGCTGGCCGCCACCAAGAAGGGCATCGAGAACTTCCTCACGGGGTCGATGCTTGAGATCCGGCCGATGACCATCAACAAGCTCCAAGGCCTCCGAACCAAGGTCGCCACCGTCGACGAATGGCTTTCCGGCGATCTCCGCGAGGATGTCATCGGCGCCATCGAACAGGGAGCCTCCAAGCTAGACGACTACCTCATCGTGGCCGTCAGCTCCGAGGGAACCGTCCGAAACGGCAGCGGCGATACGATCAAGATGGAACTCGCCGATATTCTCAAGGGTGAGTACCAGGCTCCTCACGTCTCGATCTGGCATTACAAGCTGGACGAGTTGGAAGAGGTGGCCAACCCGGCGATGTGGGCGAAGGCGAATCCCAATCTCGGAAAGACCGTCACCTATGACGTGTACCAACTCGACGTTGAACGAGCCGAAAAGGCTCCTGCCGCCAGGAACGATATTCTGGCGAAGCGTT